AAAAACAAAAGCTAAATTCTGCTTTGTCATTGTTCTGTTATTATTTATTTTAATTTGTTTTTAATTCTAAATTTTGTGTCTTTTTACACGCTTCAATTTTTATACTAGCCGTTATAAAAAATAGAGTGTCCAAGCTTGTAGTCTTGGAGGTTTTCGATATTACATGAACTCGCACTACACCGTCACACGGTTTCCCGTTTATACCCCTTCCAATAAACAACGCTCTACAAAGCTGTGACGGTTAGCACGTCACACTAACATTATTCCCTCCTAGATTCATGTAGGCTATCACCGTTTATCTTCAGGCACTCTAATTTTTTTAATCACATTTAAAATCTAGTAAATCCGTTAATTCCTGGATTTGTTCGTCCGTAAAATCCAGATCGTCGTTTGTGTAAATTTCGGAATCGACAATCTCGACAAAATTAACTCTTTCGACATTGCTATAAACGTACATATCTCCCTCGAAATCGTAGTCGAACTCACTTGTATAATCTAAGTCCATTTCGATAACGTCTGGGATTTCTTTTTCTAAGTTGAAAAAAATCATATCGTATCCGTCCAAATCAAAGTTTTTTGTTTCAATTGCTTTTTTTAAGTCTTCAAATAAATTCATGTCGTTCGTTTTTTGTTTCTGTAAATATATAAAACAATAACAAACAAACCTAATTTATTTACCTAAAAATTAAATAAAAGATACAAACAAACAAAAACGCCGCAGCCAATGGCACCGATAAAGAAGTGAAAAAATAAATTTTCAAAATCCAAAAACGGACGTTCCCAAACAATAAGGCACCCGACAAGATACAAAACAACCGGAACCAATAAGAAAATCAAAAACTCCATTTTATTGACAAATTGTCGTCATTGTTTCCGTGTGCGGTTCGGGTAAGTTTTTTTCTAGTGTATAGGTAAAATTCGACTCGTAATCGTTTTTTTCGTCTGTCGTCATTTTCTGATCTGAGCAGTTCGAATATGTCGAATTATAAGGCGCCGAACGCTCCAAAGTTGAACAACAAGAAAATTTCTTTTCGCAGCTTATCGAAAATGTTGCTATTGCTGCCAATAGTGTTATTTGCTTTTTCATAGTTTTATAAATTAAATTTTAAAATCATTTCGTTTCTCCAGGCCTCAACTTCTTGAGCTGTTTTCAATTCGTGTTTTGGCACCATATAAGTATTTTTTTTAATATGGATTCGGCCCGTGATCGGTGGCGAAACAATTTGACCCGATTCAATTTTCTTTCTTATCTGAGCTACTCGGTAGCCGTGCGACTTTTTCAAATTGTCGTCTTGTTGCGTTCCTATTTTCATTTTATTACGTGTTAAACTCTTTTAAAATGTTTAGTGATCTATTTAATTGCTTTACCTTATCGTTCATTATCTGAACGTCCTGGCTTTTCCCTTCGTCAAACTCTGTTTTATACTCAGGATTCGGCGTTTTAATTTGCAAAACGCGATTAATCTCTCGGTTAATTTCGCGCCTTTTTTTGGTTAATATGTCGATTGCGTAGTTCATCTTACTCAATGTTATCTACTATTTGTTCAAATTCATCAATTGTTATTTCAACGCCTGAATCTAGGGTTATAGATTTGATTCTTCTGACTTCAGGATATTCTTTTTTACTCATCTGTGTAGCTCCAAAAGGATTTCCTTGATCATCTACAGACCATGTTAAACTTCCTGTTTTACACCATTTAAATAACTGATTTAGGTAAAATCTATGAAACTTAGCGCATCCAAAAATAATATATTCCCCGTCTTGCTGCATCTCATAACCGTTCAATATTACTTTAGGTTCTTCGATTATCTTAGCCCATTTGCCGTTGTCGAATAATTTAACAGTATCACCACCTTTATTCAAGCCGTATAAACGATTTTTCCAGCCACCCCAACCGTCTGGTGAGTGCCACGTATAATTATCAAAAGGTTTATTTTCTTTCTCCCATTGCTTAATCAAGGCTTTTTCAACTTCTTCGTGGGTGGCTGGCCTTACTTTAAATCCATAACCCTCATCTAAAATTAAATCAGTTCTCCATTTATCACGCCAAAAACCATAATTCTTATTCTTTAAATCTCCTTGAAAGTTTATTACTCCTATAGTTTTATTATCTATATGCATTGCATACCACTTTCCAATTTCAAACTTAGGCTTCTCCAACTCTTGGTTAATCTGTTTAAGCCTTTGCTCTAGTTCCTGCTTTTCTTTTTCTAGGTCTTTGATGGGTTCGAATTGGTTCGGGCTTAACCACTGCTTTATTATTCCGTCAATTTCTTTGAATTTATAATCATCTCCTGACTGTAAACCTAAATACTCTACCTCTTCATTTATTTTAAAATAATGACGTGGACTACCATCTTTAGAAATCACTCTTGCTTTATCTCCTTTTTTCATAATCTATTTGTTTTTCGTTTACAGTGTAAATATAGTAAACAATAAAACAATAACAACACTTTTATTAATCTTTTTTCGATTTATTTTTGATTTCCTAGGCTTTTCGGGCGTTACGGGTTAAACTTTTCTTATAACTCCGATCCGCTGGAGGTGCAAAGCTCCGTATCTAATCGCGTCCATGCAATGATTGTCTGCGTCTTCTGGTTCTTCTAAAACTTCGCCGTGACGGTCGACTTTCCTTGAATAATTTTCTTGTTCGTAGTCGATATTGACCGACTCTCGCGTATAGTAAACAGTTAAATCGTCTAGTAAATCGATACCGTCTATAATAGAACCCTTTAGTTTTCCGGCTGGGTGCGCGGTCCAACCGCCACGCCTTAAAGCAATTATTTTCATGGGTCGATTATTGTCGGCCACTATTTCGGTACGTTCTGAAATTCCGAGCTTTTGAAATAACCAGGTAACAATTCCCTCGTCGTCTCCGTTTGTTTGCGCTCGTTCTGTTGAGGTCATTTCGTTACGGATTTCGTTTTCGGATTTATAGTTTAATTCCTTACAATATAGGCCGCCGTCATAATATTTGAGCTCAACAACCGCCCACGGGTCGACCTTTCCCCAATCCGTAACGACAAGCGTAATTCCTTCGATTTTTTGATAGTCTTCTAAGGTGATTTTATTCCATTTAAAAATTCGGTTAGGCCTTTCGGCTTTTAAACCTAATCCATAAACGGACCATTTAAACGCGTCCGCCGAGTTTTTGGATTCATTTTCGCGGCACAAAATTAAGTCCTCTAAAGTTTTTTTATCTAATTCCAGCTCGTTTTTGACTAGGTTGTAATCCATTGCCTCGGATTTCTGGAGCTGTCCAGATTCGACAACTATCGACATAGAAACGGGTTTGTAACTTAATATTTTTCGCCGCATTTCTGGCGGACAAAACGGATTATCTAAAAAAGTTGAATCGATAACGATCGCGCGTTTGTCTTTTATCACGTCCTCGACCCAATGGCCTTTTTTCGGATTGTAGTCGATAAAAATAAATTCGCTCGTTCTTTGGTCGACCTGATCGAAAACGTCTTTTGAAATCTTATAGGGTTCATTAAACCACGCCATATCCTGAGCCATACCGTGAACGGTTTCCTCGTCGTCCGCTCCGTAAAATTCGATAGTGCTATCAGTTTCGGTGTAACTGATTGTTTTATCCGTTTTATTAAATCCCTGGTTTACTTTCCAGCGCCCCGTTTGTTTAAAGTGTTTAATCGCGTCCTTTAGAACGGTGTCGACGCAAATTCTTTTTGTATCACGCCAAACTGTCGAGCGCTTATTATTGTTCGCGCGTGAATATAAGTCAAAACAATCGTTAATTGAAACGGTTTTACTAGAACGACTCGACCCCCGATTAATAATATATCGGTATTGATTGCCCGATCCTGAGCAATGCGCGCATTCTTCGGCGTCTTTGGCTGCTCCGAAACATGATTCGCAAGGCGTATTCATGGCGGACCAATTTTGCTCAAATACTATCGTACCGCTAAGACTTGGCAAAATTATTCGGGTTTAACTATGTTAACTGTGAATTTATTGTCGATTGGCTTGTCGCCGCTTGTCTCGTCTCGTCTGTCCTTCCAACCAAAACGGTTTTTCATATTCATATACCAACCCGTATAGGAAAAATCCTTGCCAGATTTTAAATTCGTTCGTCCGGTTTTTTCCCACCATGCCTGTGACAACATAACGCCGACTTTGATAACTTCCGAAAATTGCGTTTCTTCTTTGATCCAACGGTCCCAGAGGTCATTTGAAAATGACCCGCGCCATTCGTAAATTTGCGCCTTGACTTCGACTTGACTTGCACCTTCTTTGTACATTTCGAATATAACGTCCTGCCATCCGTTCGGCAAATCGAATTTTACTTTATGCGTCCCCATCTAATTTCGCCTCGTTTTTATATTTTTTTCGATATTGGTTATTGATCCAGACTTGATCAAAAATAATTTTATACCTCGGAAAAAATAATATCGTTGTGATAATAGCCCACCAACCCGGATTGGATAAAGTGAAGAAAAATAACATTATCCAAAACATTTCGTGAAAAGTAACATTTGGTCTCATAGGCGTAAAGTTACAAATTAATTCCCGTTTGTCTGTATTTTGTTATCGATTTATCTTTTTTAATCGGTTCGATAGACTGAGCATATAGAATTTTTTTGCACAAACTTTGATGCTCGAGCGTGGCCGTTTTCCCGTTCGATAAGTTCTTGACGTCAACCTCGGTGCGATCCGATTCGATACGGGTCCCAGTTATTAAGAACTTGACCGAACCAATATCGAAACGCATTGAATTCATTGTCAAGGTATGTCCGATTTTTGTGATTTTCATAACCATTTAATAAATTTCTCTAAAACTACTTGAATAATATTTCCGTCCGTGAATTCGTAATAAGTCGAACCCAATAACGGGAGGACTCGAGTCAATTCGATTTCGGTCCCGACTCTAAAAGCGTGGCCGCATTCTTGGCCGTATTTGGGCTGAGTAATAACGACCGCTTTTGCTCCTGGCTTTTTATCTAGCATAAGTCTAAAAAATTTATCTCGGTTGTTACATAAATATTTTTCTTTTCCTCGTCTCGATCTACTTCTATCCCCTCAATAATAAAACCCGTAACGCGTTCGAATTCCTTAACGGCGTTCGTGATCACCTCGTCCAGCTTTTCTTTTTCCAGTTCTATTTTTTCTTTGTGTGTTTTCATGGTGTAAATATATAAAACAATAAAACAATATCAAAACAATTCTTTAAAAATAATTTCTTTAAATTCCTCAATCGACCTAAACACGGCGTAAACGTGCCCTAAATCCGAAACGATTTTTTCGAATTTTTCTTGGTTGCCTGATTGCTTTCCTTTTGAATCTTTGCATTCCAGGAACAAAACACGCCCCCGACCGACAACGACAAGATCAGAAGCTCCCGACATCAGTCCCGTTTGTTTCTTTGTCAGTAATTCGTGCATATTTTGCGTTTCGTTGGGTACTGAAAAAACGCAAAATCGAGGCGATAAACCGTCGCGACAATATTCGTTTCGGAACCATTGGACGCACTCTTGCTGGATTCTGTTTTCTGCTTTCATGTTGTTTTAATTAATAGCTCCTCACCAGTCAAGGCGAAATATAAATTTTGTAATTGGTAGACGTAATCTAATGGTGGGTAGGTTAAAGAATAACCTCTGTTCTGAACTAATTCAGATATCATCTTATGACCACTAATTTTGACAACTATCTTTCCGAATGGTTTTATTTCAATCTCATGCCATTGTTGGTGATTTAATTTTGCTCCACACTTAACCAACCATTCCTCAGTTAGTGGTGTTGGTTCAAGAAAATCTTTAGCAGCGTATTCTTCTCCCATCATAGGAGATTCCCAACTTGCTATGTGTTGACCATTGATATTATAGAATTTATCTTCACCTTTTAGATTCAGTATATTCCCTATTCTCAATTCATTTGCTTTCATGTTGTAAAATTTAAAGCCCTACTTTCTTTCGATTTCGGGCGGTTGGGTTTATATTGTTTCGTTTGAATTAGTACACTTTAACCACTTTTTTAATCTGTTTTTAGCTTTTCTTAGCGTGTCAGTAGCTAAAAGACATTGGTCTGCTGAGTCAGTTAAAAAATAAGTATTAGAACCGTTAAAAGTGATTTTAAATTCTTTTGTTTCAATTAAAGTTGTCATTTTGTTTAGTTTTAGTTTCGTTCGTCATTGTTGGCACTTCAAAGATAGTAAAACAATAACAATATAACAATACTTTTATTGATTTATTTTTCAATTATTTTTACTTTACTAGTGTTTACGGGCTATCTTACAATATAGTTATTAAAGGTCGAATCGTTAATCGAATCTAATTGACGCTCGATCCAACCGGATTTATAATTCATTTTCTTTGCATATTCTCGAACGGTGTCGGCTCCATGCGACCGAACCACCCGCCAAATAAACGACGCTTTATAGCGTTTGATTTCTTGTAATTTAATCAATTGATCTAAATTGCATTCGGATATATTGGTCCCGATTAGTTCCTTAGGCACAATCGACTCGACTTCGAGCATAATTCCCGACTCTAATTTTTTTGAGGTTTCCGCGAATTTATGCCCGCAGAATCGACACTCACGGGCTGAAGCGGCGAGCATTGCGTCGCAATTTGGGCAATCTTTTAC